GTCTACGAGTAGCTTCGATGGCCACGATCTCATAAGGGTCATGGCTGAACCGCGAACGGGTCACCCCACAGTCCTTGAGAAATTGTTTAAAGAAACGCTCACCGTGAGGTGTCTCCAGAATTGTCTGGAGGTCGTCTCGCATCTGTCGGCGTGCTTTAAGCCGTTCTAGTGAATGAAGTGCTTTCTCTATCATAGTTGGAGCAGTTGGCCGATTCCTTCAGGATCAGTGGCCTTGGCATCGGCTACGTCCTTGGCTGCTCCAGCCATTCCAGGTATATTGTCCATTGTCTGTTGCTGTTGTTCAGCCTCAGCACGTTCTTCACGCATAGCGTTCACGTCATCCTTGGACTTAATAACACGGCGAGTCACATTACGTAAGCGGGCGATCTCAGCGAAAAGTTCGTTGTCGTCGATATTGTCCATGATCTCAGGCTTGGCCTGTGCCAGTGGAATAATGTCCCCGAGCATGGCCGAGATATTTGACATCCCTGTGGAGTACTGAGCCTGTGCAGCAGGGCTCGTATAGACGATCTCCATGTCATGATCTTTTAACGATTCAGGCACAGGGGGAAGCTTTTTCCCTTTGTCCAAAAAGTCGAACTGTGCTTCAATACAAGGTGCCAGGAACTCATTCTCTTGACGAGACAGTAGTGGTCCGAGCTGCTGGAGCATCTGACCACGTTCATCCTGAATCTCTAAAATAGTCTGCCGCTCCTTCTTCTGGTCACGGATGATCTGATCCACGAAGAATGCTTTCACGATAGTGTCACGATCCTGATTGATCATCTCCTGCGTAAGGTTCGGCTGGCTACCTGATAGGACCGCTTCAGGGGCGGGCGCCCCTGGTTCGCGCCAAATCATCTGACGACTACCATAACTGAACGGAAGCATGATCGTGTCTTCCTCTGCGGACAGTGGTGGGGCATTTGAGATCTCGGCGCTCTTGATGATCTCCTTGCGCATCTTGTTCACCATCTGAATCGTACTAAGGCACGTCATCGCAGGAGAGCGTCCGAGAACCTCGCCGGGCAGTTTTGCCCAACGAGGCACAATGAACGGAAAATAACTAAGTGTGCTAGATCGAAGGATCTCCTTCAGCTCTTCGCACCAGTATGTGGCTTTGTATGGCTTACTGGCCCCAATGGTTCCACCTTGCTTAGCACGGATATCCTGCGAAGGTTCGACAGAGTACACCAACTTGTAACTGCGGTCCCCTTGGCTCGGATCAAAGCCCTCGCTGTTCACAATCTCCGGGAACGCCTGGATCATGGCCTTGGTGCGCAAGTGCTTGATGTAATACATCGTGTCTACATCCCCCTCGTCGTTCGTATCGAACAAGCCCATGGACAAAGGGATCGAGGTATATCTGGAACCTTTCGCTGAGCGCTGATTATACAGGATTGCAGTGCCGTAGGACCCCTGGTCCATGTAGACCTCATGCCCTGCTTCGTAGAATCCTGTCTTTGGGAGGGCGAAGCTGTGACTGATCATGTCAGAAACCTGCTCCAAATAAATCAACTCCTCATCACTAAGCTCAGAGCTCGGACGACCCGAGGGTTTCAAATATGCCCAGCGTGTAGACTTAGGCATAAGGTAACTACACATCCCATTGGCAAACATCTGGTTCGCCCAGACCGCCGTGTCATCAAACTTGTACTTTGACCCATCCTCCTGAGCTACGCCACCTTGCTTCGTTACATTGTCGAAGTTCGAACCGTTTGGCCGGACTAAGCGCTGGATCGACTCAAGCGTTGGTTGAATGCCCGAGCGCAGCATGCGCAACTCCTCCAGCCTTTCGGCAAGACGAAGTCGTTCGGGGGTCATTGTAAGATTAGAGGCCACTTCCTAATGATTTCTTCTTTTTTTCGTCAGTTTTAGTGACGGGAGTTGTTTTCTTGGTCCGTTGGACCTGCGTAGGATTCACGACCTCAGAGGCTTTCTTTGCCTGCTTGATCGGACGCCGAGCCACTGGCGCGGGAGGCGGTGGTGGAGGCGGTGGTGGAGGCGGCGGTTTAGGTTTCTTTGGTTTTGAGCCCATAACGATTCAATAATTTAAGAAGTCTCTTAGTAGGCAACAAACGCATTGCCCGTTTCTTATCCTTTGCATGCCTTGAAAAACCAACATAGTCAAGTGGATAAGGCATCAAACGTGCAAATAAAGCTCCCGCGTCCTCATGTATGGCGCTTGCATACACCACATACCAGTATGGATCGCGGGTACGGGGGTCATCAGAGCAGGGGTCCCATCTCGTCTCCTCATGGCAGAGCACAATATATCCCGGGCCGAAAAAGGTGTAGCGCTTCGCCTCGGGAAAGAAACTGATATAGTGGTCCAGGAGCTCGACGAAGTCCTCACCGAACCCATGATACATGATCACAGCTCGGTCCATGGGCGTCAGGTCCTTGGGCGGGGCGGTTGGGCTAGTGATCATAAGCTTACCTCCACCTCCTTGTACTGGGAATTCTTCCCAGTAGACGCATCGTTCTCGCCCTTCGTCTGTTTCAGGCCACAGGCCAAGGTACGGAATGCGTCAGCCCCGTGGGAAGCAGCATCGTGAACAGGCGTTTTCTTGAACACATTCTTGGCACTATCAAATTCTTTGTGATAACTTTTCATGTGCTCAATGCCCATGTGACAGGTGTCCTCTGCAAACCAGCAGGTCGGCAGGACCTGGCGCACCGCTTCGATCCCGTCCTGCACATTCATCCGCTTCACCTTAGTAAACCTGAGACCAAGCTTCCGCGCAGTCTCTAACCGGGAACGCCCCGTGCCCATCTCACGCACAGCAATATCGTGCGGCGCGTAATGCTTCCCGTAGCTTGCATCGTTCAAGACGGCCCAGCGGTCCAGCTCACGCGCATAGTACGGCAAGCCCTCCCCCGAGTTCTCCAGGTAGTTCACGATTCGCAGCTCCCTCCCGAACATCTGGAAGAACCACACACTGGTACTATCATCCATACCTAAATCCCACGCCGTATGTACAGGCAGAGAGGGCTCCACTGGAATATTTGGGACGATCTGCTTCTTGGCGTACAGCCTCGACATGATCGGGCCATAGTAAGCACCTTCGATGGGCGTATGAAACGAGCACATGAACTCCGACTGGAACCTTGCTTCATTGTTCCCCTCTTTCCGTGCCGTGCGCAAATCCTCTGGGCTAATAGCCTTTGTGTCCAATGCTCCAAGGTGACTGGCAAACCAGTTCTTGTCCGCCTGTGCACGCAGCAACATATCGTAGAAATGGTTCTGTCCACGGGGCGTGCCATTCATCAGCATCCAGCCTCCGTTCTCTGCAAGGATCGGGTTCGTAAGGACCCATGCCTGGGGATCACTCAGACTGAACTCGGAAAACACAATACCCACAGGATTGATACCCACCAACTTATCGGGGTTGTCCGCCCCGAGCAGCTGGATGATGGACCCGTTGCTGAGTGTCAGGCTCATCTCCTGCTCGCTCTTACGCACAACCAGCTCCCGGGGAATGAAGTCAATGAACTTACGCCCATCCCCATCCTGTCCCTGCCAGATGATTCGCCTGATCTGATTATTGAATGGACCAATGTACAGGTACAGTCCCTTGCGCTGCGTGGCCTTGATCGCCATGATGTTGATGGACGTCAGGTCCTTTCCCGCCCGTCGATGCCACGCAACCACAGCCCGTAGGCCGCGCTTGTCCTGGCACATGTATTTGGTAAAGGGTAATTGGTACGGACGTGGGACCCATCCTTGGGCGGGGATCTGTACGTTCATTTCAACAATATTAGGATAAACATGATGAAGGATGTGATGCATGACAGGACCAGTGCAATATCCGCCCACTGGAACAATGGACTTCGTGGGTCCTTGGTCCAGCGGTACCAGATGCGGTAGGGTCTAATTCTCATCTTCCAACTCCTCCTCTACCACTGCATCAATGACCAACTGGGCCGTCTTCTCCTTCTCGCGCTGGGCGATCTGCTCAGGGCTCAGGAACTCATCAAATTCAGAGTCCTCTGGAACATCTAGGGCATCAGCGGCTTTCAACTGCTTCTGGCTCGTGTTGGCAAAATCTACCACGTTGATCGTCAGGCTGCTGGATACATCCGCCTGAATATCGATGCTCTTGGGCTTGGGCGCCTGATACTCTAAGAGCTTCAAGAGAAGGTCCCGGCGCTCCTTGGCAGGCAGGGCCTTGGCCCCTGACTTCACCTTCGCCATATCCAACAGCTCCTTGAGCGGATTGAGCCCTGAATCACAGATCATCCCTAGGACAATCTTCCGCTGGGCCGCAGGTGTCGGGGCTTTAGACATCGCGTCCAGCAGCTCCTGTGTTTTATTTTTAGCTATAGTCAATTGAGTTTTCTGTGTTCGGACTTTGTCCTTAATCGCGGCTAATTCCGCCTCTGCCTTTGGTATTTGTTTTTTCACAGTTCTTTGATAATTCTCCCTTTTCTTTTTAGCCTTCTTCTTTGCCCATGACGCCCGGTTCGGCTGATTGAACCGCTTATCCTTAAACGGATCTACTCTAGGGCCGCCCATTTTTACACCTCCATTCCCTCATGTACGCATTACGCCTCTCCCGAATCACAGAGTCACCCCTGTACCGCTTCTGCGCATTAATCTGTATCCCCTGATCCTGCTGTGTACGCACGGCATAC